ACCCAATGCATATGCTTCTTCAATACGGGCGATCTCCAAAGCAAGCACATCATCAGGTTCATGGAATTCTCCAGTGAAGTGAAAGTATTGGCGCTTCACACCAGGAAATCCAAATCCTCCTGAGGTACTCATAGGAAGGGATTTTAGGTAAGAATCACCATGCACTCCGTTAATAGCGACACACACATCTACGGAACCACTGTCATTTAACCAATCTAAACTAGGAGTAGTATCCTTTACATAAGCATCAACAGCTTTAAGAACAATCTCGTCGTCGTAATGAGGTGTAATTTTCCCAACGTCATTGGCTGCTATAGTAAAAGGATTCCTCCACTCTCCATCCTCACACTTTGGTGCCATCAATGGAGGACACAAAGGGTTAGTATAGTGAAAAACATCGCAAAACTCTTTGCAAATCAAAGATTCGCGAGTGTGAGAAGAGCTTGAAGAACGCTTGGCAAACGATCCAAGAATCACGGCTTGTGATCCTGGAGTAACCCAACAATGAATACCCTTGTGATGTGGTGGTAACAATGGCCCAGTAAACTGGTTTTCACCATAATTAACAAGAGCAGCCTCGCCTGCTAGTGCCATGGGAGAAGTGATATCGGTATCAGGTAACAATGTCTGACTCAGTTGTGTGCAAATAATGCGTCGTGAGGGATTCTGAGCATTAGCTCCGGCACACTGCATGCCGGAGATAAAAAGACCCTTGCTGCTACGTGAAATAATAATGGAGCCACAGTCACCCAACACTGGCTTTCTATCATCACGAACACCATCGAGGAATTCACCAGTAATTGTTTCATAGCGACTACTATATGATATTTTACGTATTCCATCTGTTACCACTTCGCCGATCTCAAAAAGACCTCCTGGTTGCATTGTAATGATCTTGCATATTCTACCAACATTGTCCCTTTCAACAGGCAGATACTTGTGAAGGTGTCTACGGGGCCGGATGTTGGTTGTCCTAAAAATAACGAGATCATTAGGTAAACGCGTAATACTAGACTCCACCATAGTGAATGCTTGTGTTGACGACACATTGGCATAGGACTCACCATAATCAACTACGCATCTATATTTGGCTGAGGACGGAAATATGTGCTGAACAGTGACGTAAGTGCTAGGCCCCAACCCAATAGCACAAGCAGTAGATTTTCTACCATCCGCATCGACTGATATCCTAAACATAGACCGCTTAATAGTATTTACTATGGCAAGGTCATTACCCGGATTAGCGCATTGCGGAACGCGGAAAAAATCTTGATCCGACTCGTCGGTACTCCAGATATCGTTCTGAGCTTCCACTTTGGGAGATGAGGGGAACATAGCACCAATAGCAGAATATATGGCATAAATACCAGCCGCCCCAGCTATGAGTTTAATGGCCACCTGCGCTTCGGATATGGCTGGGGGAATACGATATCGTGAGTTAAGGATAGCCAAACCAGCAAGAAGCTCAGGATGATGTATAAATAGATGAGTTATAAGCTTGTTCTGTAATGGGTTGGGTAAAATTCTGTATAAGCCCACACAGCTATTTTGCAACCTATTCCTATTAACTGGTGTATCAAAATGATGAATCAACTTACGCTGCAACCAAGTAAAACCCGTCAGATCTGCTAGAGATTGCGCCTCAACGTCATTACCATCAACAGAGTCAATAGTGGCATCATCATTACTCAAACATTCAGGGCAATCAAAAATAGAAAGGACGTTGTGTTCGCACATGTTGGAATCAACCAAATCTCTGGTAGACTCAAACATGACCGTCGCATTCTCCTCATGGGCAATCATCTTTTGAGAAACGATTTGACTCATCTCTGCTCCAGTGCATTGGAATCGGGTATTTCCAATAATGAGTTCAGGAGCCATAAAGACTTTTGTATCTGGGCAATATATGTCATACACAGTGCGGGGAACATCATCAATAACAACCAATCGAGGCTGCTCAATCACATAATCCCAACCATCATGAACAACTGTGTTTAGTTTCTTCATGATACCTGTTTTGTGATCAAAATACTGAGCTTTAACGGAAGGTCCAATTCGTAGACCAAATCGACGTAAAACTGCTGACGGTTCTGCCATAGCATGGTGAGCATGGAGGTCCTTGATATTAGTAGTAGCTACCACCAACTTGGGACAAATCGGAATTTTACCTTTATCTTCCAAGTGTGCCTGGTTTGATACAGTACCAATTGAATTAACAATCTCAATAACATCATTACAGTGATGTGTCAATCCCTTGGCTACAAGATTAGGGTGTTCTTTGGCGACATCATCCATGACGATAACCCAGTGACTAGCTCCC